TGAATTTGGTGGTGCCAAGTGTGGCGTATGTTCATAAAAAATGGCAAGAAGGCAGACCTGCCAAAAAAACACGAGGTAGAACAGCAGGTGCCAAACAATTGGACAAAGGGGAAATCATCACTGACTACAACAGTGGTAGTACTGTGGGTGAAATTTCCATTAAATACCAATGTAGCAGACAAAGTGTGTATAACATCATCAATAGGTATGTGAAACAAATACAGTAATGCCAGTGTTTTGGTTAACACTGGTGAGGGGCACGGACTAAATAAACATGTCAGTGCAATGCTGACGCTCTTTGTCAATTACTAACCAACAAGCCCCTTCAATGGGGCTTCGAGGTGAAAGCAGTCCTAGTAAACTGCGTTCCCGTCTGGAGCAAGTCCAGTGGGCCTACGACAAAGAGGAAAAAGATTTCCCAGGACCAAAAAAATCGTGTAGCCCGATTGCGGCTATGCTAACCAACCTAGAGGAATGATATGAACGAAAAACAAATTTTTTGGAACGCAGTAATTGATGCAGATCGCATCAACAAAGAGTTAGGTGATATGCATGATATCATGCAACAGCATGATTCTGTTATTGCTGGTAAGCTGTTGAGTCTTATGCATGATATACAGGATATTCGTGCTGAATGTGGTATTAAAGCAGAATAACTTGATACAGGAAATTTTATGAGAGACACTTTTTCTTTTAAAACAAAATTAGTAAAAGGAATATTAAATGAGGGTGTGTTTAATACAAAGTTATCTGAGGACAAAGTTAAATTTGTTGAAGAATACATGTTAGAACACAATCCTTTGATTACACAACTCAGCCTTAAAGCATTATGGGTACAACCTAATGGAACATTCAAGCATAACAATTTTTACTTCAATGGCGAGTTAAACGGAAAGAAGCAAAATAACAGTTTACTAGCAATTGGTCAATGTCGTAAATCACCTGTTAAAGGTGAAGTTGATAGGACAAAGAATGCAATGCGTACTGCTGTAGCAAAAGATATTTTGGAGATTAAAAAGTATCTATTGTCTGAAGCAAAGCAAACTGAATGTGCCATTTGCGGGACTGCGTTTGGTCCAATGTCTAGAGATCAAATACACATGCATCATACTGGGCAGTTTCAATTTAGACACTTGGTGGATCTATTTTTATCTACTGACCATAATCTCATTGTTGCTGACAAAACTGATTGGGGCGGTACTTGGGAATTGATTGATAACGATTCTAAACAAGATTGGGTAGCATTTCATAATACTGCGGCAACGCTTGAAATGGTTTGTGCCACATGTAATTTAACGGAGAGTAAGTCATGATTGCATTTTCTTATCATCGAGAATGTATAGGCAAACCTGAAAAGCGTATTGTAGATGACAAGTTACAATTATGGATTGGTGATAAACGCATCAATTTAGGTTATGGATGGATCACAGCCGAACTAGCTTTTGAAGACATTTATGAAATGTTAAGTGTGGGTGGTTATGCTTTTGCTCCTGCAATTAATAGTGATCATCGCATTGAACAAAACTTTGTAAGTCATGAGCTTGCACTTGTTGACATTGATGGCGGGATGACTTTACAGGAATTACAACAATTTCCGTTTTACCAACTGTACGGTTCTGGCTACTATACAACACCTAGCCACACAGACGAGCATCATAAATTTAGAATCTTGTATCGCTTGCCTTGCGCTATTACAGATGCAGAAACAATGCGTGTGATTTATGAAGGCTTGCTTGCTGTTCATGGTTTTGCTGATATTGCATGTAAAGATCCTGTGCGACTGTTCTTTGGCACGATCAATGCTGATCATCGTGAGCGAACTGATCGCATGATTGATGCGGAAGGATTACAATGCTTGATACAAGCAAGAGATATTGTACTAGAACGCAAGCAAGCAGAATTGTCTGTAGTTGTTGAAAACTTTAAAGAACACGATCCTAAAACGCCGGAACAAGTTGGCCAGTTGCTGGATGAACTACGCAAATATCACGCTGACTTAAACTATGCAACTCGTAGAGATGTTACTTGGGCTGTGGCCAACAGCGTTGGGTCTAGTGTGGCTGTGTCACTCATGCGGCAACGATGGAGTGACCATGATAAAAATGGCAAGTATGAAGTTATTGTAAACAGTCGTAAAAGCACAAGCGGTAAACAAGTTAGTCTTGGTACCATATATCATATGATACGAAAACACAATCCCAAATTTGGTCGCAAGAGCGCATCCAATTCACAACAATTGCATACTGCACAATATGTAGAATACTTGGTTGCAATGAACCAGGTAAAAGAAATAGAAAAATATATTAAGGAATTAGAAGATGGATCAATCAATTAAAGATATGCTGGCGCAATTGCCAGCAGACCAAAGGCAAACAATTATAGATGCTATGATGCCCAAGCAACTAAAATTTCCAGATGTCACTGACAAACATGTTCCCAAGTTAACTTTACAAAATTATAAAACTTTGTTTGCACATTATAATATTACTATTTGTTATAATGAAATGACCAAGGATTATGAAATCGACATTCCTGGCAAGCAGTTTCACAAAGATACTGAACTTAACGCCAAGTTAGCGCAACTTAGAGACTTTTGTCACATTCAAGGACTGGGTGTTAGCGAATTAGAAGCATTTGTTACTTTGGTAGGGACTGAAAATGCATACCACCCAGTCAGGGACTTTATTGATGCACAGACATGGGACGGGCAGGATAGATTGCACGAATGGTATGACAGCGTGGAACTGATTGCACCCAACGCCATGAAAGAGATTATGATGTACAAGTGGGCTTTGAGTGCAGTGGCCGCATTGTATCATGACAACTTCAGTTGTGAAGGAGTGCTTACCTGGCAAGGTGAACAGGGACTGGGTAAAACAATTCAAATTGAAAATGTTATTCCCCGTGAATATCACAATGTGTGGAACAAGGATGCAGTTGTGATTGACATGGGCAATAAAGACACCATTTTCAAAGCACTTGCTGTTTGGATTGCCGAACTTGGAGAACTGGATGCAACCTTTAAGAAAAGTGATATGGAAGCACTAAAAGGTTTTATTACAGAAAAAGTAGATGTACTACGCCCACCTTATGAACGCAAGGCCAACAAGTATGCAAGACGCACAGTATTTTACGCTAGTGTGAATGAAAATCAATTTTTACAAGACAGTGAAAATCGTCGATTTTGGGTTCTTGCTGTAAAACGATTTTTGCATGCCAAAATTGATTGCGGGCAGTTTTGGGCGCAATTGAAACACAGCTACATGCAGGTGCGCGACAAAATTAATACTGCTGTGGATCGTGAGCACTATCAAGAATGGGGATGGTTTATGAGCCCAAGCGAACGAGCCATGATGAAACCACTACAACAACAATTTAAGAGTGCTGATCCTATTGAACAAACGCTAGACGCAGGTGTTATTTTATCAACTGGCCCGCATAGTGCTGGCGAATGGATGAACGCCACTGAAATCTTAGGAGCATTGGGATGGGGCAAGCCAAACAAGCGTGATTTAAACATTGCAGGCAAGTGGATGAGAACCAATGGTTATATTGCTAATAGCAAGTTTCAGTACCGAGTGGAACTGCAATATCCAGATCATAGTTACAAATTTCCAGGCGATGAAGTAAGTTTGGCCAAAGCAATAAGGAATAGAAAACCACCCACATCAGGGAGAGATTACTAAAATGGTCACGATTTGTCCAAAAGATCCTGTAAATTACAGCGTCTTTACAGCGTCTTTTACAGGATCTATTTGGACTTTTTTGCGTCTGCTGATGCCGCAAAGCAGGATTTACAGCAACTACAGTATAAACAAGACAAAACTAAAAAGTATACACAGTATAGCACATGCTGTGAATAAAATAGAAGTTGTTGCTGTAGTTGCTGTAAAATTTAAAAGGAAACCAAAATGATACGATACCCATTAACAAATCGAGATGCAATGAGAACCATAATGAACCAAGTGCCTGCGGCATTGGTGCGTTTCTCAGATCCACAGGTGCAAGAGTTCTCTGAAGATGAAAGACTGGGCTTGTGTACAATAGAAGTAAAACGGATACCGCCCATAGTGTCAGGCGATGATGTGCAACATCACATCTTGGTCCAGTATAATGACGCAGACTTGCACATGTTAAAGCTGTTGAGTGTATGACTGAAGACAAGTTCATAGATATATTGAGTCAGGGTCAACAAGCACCTGTTGCCTGGCGGGCATTGAGTCGTGACCGTCAAGACTATTATCGAATCAATCCTTGGCAGGTTCCAGACACTGAATGGGGGCGCGAGATCTTACGCTACCTGAAGACTCTGGATAAGTAAAGGTATGAGTGAAACATATAATAAACCTGGCCCACAAACTGGGCACTGGGCTGAGATCACAAAGATGGGCATTGTTATTGGACGCAACAAGATTGCTGTGCCACCAGATGAAGTAGAACATCAAGCCAGTCTCGGCTGTACAGATAGTGAAATAGCACGATACTTTGGAGTCAAAGATGACACTCTTAGACGACATTTTGCTGAATATCTAATAAAAGGCCGTCACAACCTTAAAACCAGTTTGCGCCAAGCACAACTGCGTGTGGCCTTAGAAGGCAACCCCACCATGCTAATCTGGCTGGGCAAGAATGTGTTGAATCAAAATGACAATGGTACTACCAGTGATGATCGTAGACCATTACCTTGGTCAGACACCATGGATGATGATGTTCAGGATCAAGATGAAGACGACAATCATATTCAAGTGGAAGGAAAATTAGATGTTGATTCAGAAGCTTGAAGATTATGAATTGCATGTTGGACTGTCATGGCTAAGTCCAGAAGAACTGCACTTGAAGATTACTACCACTGTTGTTGATAGCGTAACAGGCACAACTCACAATCGCAGTTACTTTGTCAGTCCACAAGAAGCCATGTTAATTGCTGATCATATCAATGATGTGTTATGCCGTTAAGTGCCAAGCAACAAGAAATAGCTGACTGCCCTACAAGATTTAGATGTGTCCTGGCAGGCAGACGAGGGGGCAAAACATTTCTCATGATGAGAGAAGCATGCCGCTTTGCCAGCAAGCCTGACAGCACAGTTTGGCTTCTGGCCAACAGTCGCCAACAAATTAAAAGTCTGTGCTGGTCAAAACTAAAAAAGAAACTCAACAGTCTCAATTGGATTCAGGATACCAACGAAAGTGAACTTACAATCCGTCTTGTCAACGGCAGTCAGATATGTCTTAAGAGTGCAGAGCAAGGTGACAACCTGCGTGGCGAAAGTTTAGACGCAATCCTGGTGGACGAGTTCTGCGACATTGACCTAGACGAGATATGGCACCAAATTTTGCGGCCATCTTTGTCTGATAAAAAAGGCCATGCCATGTTCTGTGGCACGCCTAAGGCAGGCAATCAAGCCGCAAGGGATTTATATGATAACCATCTTACTAAAAAGAATTGGGCAAGTTTCAGTTACACCACTGAGCAGGGTGGCTTCGTGGATGCAGAAGAAATTGCTCAAGCACGAGAAGACCTATCACCCAAAGTATTTTCACAGGAATACTTGGCCAACTGGGAGAACTTTGCTGGCATCATCTTTAATGAGTTTGGTCAGCACAACATTGCTGAAGTACGCAGGCCAACTGAACATGAAGTAATTTACATTGGCGGAGACTTTAATGTCACGCCCATGAGTTGTGTGATTGGTCGTCAAACCACGACAGGCATTGAAATTTATGATGAGATATATCTTGATAACTCAAATACCACAGAAATGATTGATGAGATTAGATCAAGATATCCCAAGAACCCTGTTGTGTTCTTTCCAGATCCAGCAGGAGTGCAACGAAAGACCAGTGCCAATGGCAACACAGATATCAAACTCCTGGAGATTGCTGGCTTTCAAACTAGATATCATCGTCAGCATCCCCTGGTGAGAGATCGTATCAACTGTGGCAACAGCCTGTTCTTCAAACGCACTGATGGTAGCACACGCTTCTCAATTGATCCGTCGTGTAAGAAAACCATTGCGTGTTTGAAGAACTGGGCGTACAAACCAGAAAGCATGACACCTACCAAGGATTCGGGATGGGATCATGGATGCGATGCGCTTACATACATGATACAATTTTTATTCCCAATCAACCGACCTGTGGCACCCATTGCGCCGCAACGATTTGGTCACAGAGTTGGCTAAATAAACTAACATATTAAGGAGCCTGTTCACATGGCTGAGTTACAAACATACCAAAATGCCTATTTGCAGGCAACCAGTGGCAACACAACTTACAGCCGTAATCAACTGCGCTGGAAGTTTTTGCTTGATAGTTTTACGGGCGGTCAAGCCTACAGGGAAGGTGCGTATTTACAGCGTTACGCATTAGAAAGCAATACGGATTACGCAACAAGATTAAACAATACCCCATTAGACAATCAATGCCGCAGTTTGATTAGTCTTTATACCTCCTTCTTGTTTAGACAAAATCCAGAGCGTGAGTTTGGCAGTTTAGAAAACAACCCAACCATTGAAGACATCTTAGAAGACGCTGACCTAGATGGCCGCAGTATGAATGCGTTCATGAAAGATGTGGCGCAGTGGAGTTCAGTATTTGGACATGTTTGGATTTGTGTGGCCAAGCCTGATGTTGGTGCTGTGACCATGGCAGATGAACAGGCCATGGGTGCTAGACCATATCTAAGTCTTTACCTGCCGTTGGCAGTAACTGACTGGCGTTGGGCCCGCCAACCCAATGGTGGCTACCAATTGGAATACATCAAGTATGTGGAAGAAGTCAACGGCACTGAAACTGTTGTCAAAGAATGGACATACGACTCAATCACAACTTACAATCTAGACACACAACAAGAGCGTGTGACAGACATGATGGTAGAGACTAATGGCCTAGGCTACTTGCCATTTGTTTGTGCCTATGCTGAACGCAGTCCTGTGCGTGGCTTGGGCAACAGTTTAATTGACGACATTGCTGACCAACAGCGTATGATTTACAATGAACTGGCAGAGGTCTACGATAGTATCCGCTTAGACACGCATCCGTCACTGGTGGCCACAGCAGGCACAAACGCACAAGGTGCGGCTGCTGGTCAGGTCATCACCATGGAGGAAAATTTAGATCCAAATTTAAAACCTTATGTGTTGAACTTCCAAGGTGGACAGATCTCCAGCATTTACGATTCAATCAACAATCGTAAG